TGCAAGTTCGATGGCGTCTGGCGTGTCAAGATACCATTTGAAATGAAGGGTTTTTTCATCGGCGTCATAATCTGGCAAACACTTCACTTGCAGTTCTTTTAATCTTTTCAGCGCTTCAAGCGCTTTGCTGTTGGCCATTTCGCGGACGCTTTCAACGTTCCGTCTGCTATCATTTCTTTGTAGATTTCTTGGCTTCGTTCTGAAAAGTATTTTATTGCACTTGCAAACGACGTGGCACTTTGATTTGAAAACCCGAAAGTGAAATGCGCATTGTTCCAAACTTGAATTGCCATTTTTCTTTCGTAAGCAAACGCCATTTCTCGGATTGTGCTTCGTCCGACATAAAAACCTTGGCAGACGACCGCGATGTATGAAGACTGCTTGATTTTCCAAAGGTGCAGGCCGTCAAGTTTTTCTTTTTCTTCATCGGTAATCGTGTCACCGGAATGTAGGAAAACAAGTGGCATAACAACGATTAACCCTTGCATAGTCTTTTCTTTTGCAACCGCCATCATGTCGTCTTTGAACTTGGTTGAACCACAAATACAAATGGTACGAGGTTTCAATTCTGGGACATTAAATAACTTGTCAATCTCTTTTTTGTTCATTTCATTTTCCCCCTAAAAGGTCGGTGAGAAGTTCGATTGCATATTCTTCTTTTTCAAAATTACCGTAAAAGTAATTATCGGCGGTGTGTTCTTCTTCTTCGGTAACGAAACGTGAACCAGTATTGACGGCTTCCATGATTTCATTTGCCTTTGTTGCTCTTAACTGCATTTCGCGTTCCATCATTTCCAATTTTTCTTCCACCCTTTTGCGGAAGGATTGGGCGGAGATGAGGGCGGAACGGACGGCGGTGATATAATCTAACATCACATTCATTTGTTCCGAAACATACTGGCTTGATTCGGGAGTGTTATACCCTTTATTGGTGAGTGGCAAATCGCAAATCCAATCATTTGCTTTTTCCCACGCTTCGATTGCTTTCATCCCCTCGTCGGGGGTGAGGGCGGACTTGTCCTCTAACCCTTTTTCAATGAGGGCGAGGTCTTTCACTTCCAGTGTTACGAGTTCATAAACGCCATATCCCTTTGCTTTCGACCATTCATTTTTTGATTTCAGGGCTTCGGTTGCTTTTTCAGGTGTGATATAACATTTTCCTTTACCAGTTGATAGGTCAAGCGATAATCCCCCATCAGGCGACATGATGATATAGACTTCGATCATTGTTTCTCCTTTCCCCTTTTGGGGCTTTCTATTCGTTTCCATCGTTTCCCTCCTGCTAAAATAACGGTCGCAGCACGGACATGAATACATCGACGACTATGCCGTTGCCTGCTTGCCTAAAAAGTTGTGAGTTGCTTACCACCGATTCCGCCTTGTGGAAATCATCATCGGAGATACCCATAAGTCGCCATGTTTCGATAGGGCATAATTTGCGGATACGAAGACCGTTTACAACTTTCGGTATATTGCCGCTTCCTTCGCTTGATTTTACCGCTCGTGTTATTCCAGCATCGTTATATACATTTTGTTCAAAATGCCACCCATATTTTGTTTTACCTTTCAATGGGTTAATAATTGACGGTTCCGCAATTTTCGGTTCCAAGTTTCCACCACCGCAAGTATTTATTGTGGGGCATAAACCATCAGTGCCGTATATTCTACCTGCTGATTCGTGAATACCTTTCGTTCCAAGTTGCGCCACTTGGTTGAGAATGGGTTCTTCAACTAAATCCCATGAATGTCTATCAACCGATGAACGGCCAGATGTACGAATGGTTTTTGATTCTTCACCGGAATTGTTAATACTGCCCATCGTGATGTTTTCAACCATCTTTTCACTCAAATAGTATTTCTCGTCCACTTGCGGTTCGAGATAATCTTTAAGCCGTTTCGTTAATGTGATCGGTGGCTCGAACTCGTATTCCGGCTCTGGGTTCTCTGCGGTTCTTAAAATCGAAACCATAAAAACTCTCTCGCGGTTCTGCGCCACGCCGTAGTCTTTTGCGTTCAGCACTTTCACGAAGTTCTTGTAGCCCATTCGCTCGGTCAGCATATAAATCTTGCCGAAGTCCTTGCGGAACTTGTCAGACAGCAACGCAGGTACATTTTCCATTATGAGAACTCTCGGCTGGTAAGTTGAGCGTTTAACGACTTCAAGGAAATCGTAGCCGTAGTTTGAGCGAGTGCCTTCCACCATACCTTTTTGCTTTCCGGCTGCGGAAATATCGGTGCAAGGAAATGACCAGGTACAAATGTCGCAGGGCGGTATCTCGTCCATTTTGGCTATGTCGCCATAGTTCAGCGTTTCGCCGTGTATAGCGTTGTAGGACATGATTGCATATTTATCTATCTCCGATATGCCAACGCTGATGTAGGGGATATTTAAGCGTTTCAGTGCCATCGCCTGACAGCCTATCCCGCTGAATGCCTCGAACATACTGATTGTTTTCGTTCTGTCCAATGCCGAACGGTGGTGCGGTTTGTACGAGGGCATCTCAACCCCGAAATCGAATATATCCATTCCTTTTCCCTCCTGCTATATTTCCCTCTCGAACGCCTAAAACAATTTATCGTGGTGAATTGCTTTGCGTTCAACGGTACATATTGTGTCATTCTTTGCGGCACCGTGAGCAACAAGCAGTATTTCTTCAATGTTGAAACCTCTTGCCAACCCGATGCCGTTTGTGTTCCAACCGAACGACAGGACAACGCCGCCGACTTTTAGCACTCTCGCAATTTCATCTTTCTGTTTCGACCAAAAGCCCATCTGCGTATCTTCTTGAAAAAGTGTTTTTCCGAACCCGGCATAACATTCCTTGACTTGTCGCGGAGAATAAGGCGGGTCATAAAGGATAATGTCGGCGTAGCAGTCTTGGAAACTTGCGAGGAAATCCGTGGCGTCCAAATGGTAATCGGTCGGCATTTCGGGGTTGATGTCGTTCGTGATGTATTTTTCATACCGCAACCGTTCTCGGATTTTCCCCTCGTTGGCGAACGGGTCAAGAATAACGGCGGTAGGAAACACATATTTTTTGATTAGTTCGTAAAACGCATTGATTTCAAATGTTTTTGAGTTCGGCATTTCCCACGCCCGGGTTATAATCATATTTCCCTCTCGAACGCCCGCTGGATTTCGGCGTCAGTCACCGTGGGAACCTGTTGCTCGTCTATGAAATCGTATATTGTTGTTTGATTTTGATATGGTTTAATGCGCTTGTTCGCTAAATCTACATATTCCTGCGATATTTCAAAGCCGATAAAGTTCCGCCTATTTAGGATTGCGATTTTTGCCGTTGTTCCGCTTCCCATAAACGGATCCAAAACGGTGTCGCCCTCGTTAGACCATGAAAGAATATGGTCTTGTGCGAGTTGTTCTGGAAACACGGCTGGATGTCCGGTTTCTTCGTTGAATGATGTCGTATATTTCCAAATATTATTTCTTGGTGAACAATCTGGAACTTCGTTTTTTAGTACGCCGGAAAAATCCTTATATCCAGCCCAAGCGTTTTTTTTGTCAATGATTAAGTTTGTTTTATTTGGCTTCCCTTTGCAAAAAACGAACATATATTCAAATATTTGCGTATATCTTCCGCCTGTAATCGTTGCCGGAAATGATGAACTATTTTTTTCATAAATCATCGTGTCGTGCAGATTGAATCCAATTTCTTTTAAGTAAAGTGCTTGCTTGAACGAGGTTCCGCTTTCTGAACCGTTTACTGTTTGGTCGCCGACAACCCACACGACAACGCCGCCTTGTTTCGTAACGCGGTACAGTTCTTTTGCAACCGCCTCAAAATCCCATGAAAAGCCATTATACGTTCGCAAGTTGTCATACGGTGGCGAGGTAATGACAAGGTCAACAGATTCATTATCAAGCAATTTCATTCCTTCCACGCAATCCATACAGTAGATTTTATCGAGTTCAAGCATATTATTTCTCCTTTTCTTGCTGTTTCGCTTGCATTTCCCTCAATATTTCCAGTGCCTTTTGTTTCGTGCCTTCCCCGCTGATTTCCAAGAGGCGGATTGCTT